CGCCACCGCCGCCGTAGCAGCCGCCGCCACCGCCGCCGTAGCAGCCGCCGCCACCGCCGCCGTCACCGCCACAGCCGTCGCTGCCGCCATTAGATAATTTAGAGATATATAAATTTATTACTTATTTATATATGTCCCGAACACGTAGAAAGAGGCGGGGGAGCAGAATTCGAAGAACAAGGAGGCAACGAGGCGGCGAGCCAGAAGAAGTAAAGCGCGATGAAAAAAAGACGAAAAAGTTACAGGCAAAACTAAGAAGGGATGAAAAAGAGGAAAGGGAGACAGAAGAAAAAGACAAAAGGAAGCTGAAGAGAGAAGAAAAGAAAGTAAGACATGATGAAAAAAAAGAGGAAAAAAGTAAAAAGGAGTGTGAAGAAGAGAAAGGATGTTTGGCATGTAATGACGAGGGTCATTGCACAGCATGCGATATTGGATGGCTTCTCGAGGAGGGATCATGTAAGAAACAAAAAAAACCATTAGCGTTAGAAGATAAATCGGGAAGCATTAGTGAATCAATAGAAGGAGAGATCAAAGATCATATACCGGGGGGAGATATTGTTGAAAAAGCTGAAGATACGATTACAGAACATCTACCGGGCACTGATATTGTTGAAGAAGCCGGAGAGAAGGTTGAAGGATTATTACCTGGCGGTGAGGGGGGTATTATGTCAAAGGTCGAGTCCATGGGCGAAGGCATGGGGGAAGAAGGAGAGTTAGCAACTGCATGTGAAGTTGTGGGTCTTGGACCGGAAGATCCTTTAGCAGATGCTTGTGCCGCACTGGTCGTAGCAGGATTTACTGTTGGAAAGCCGCTCGCCCATGCTGTTGAGGGGCTCGCGGGCGATGTAGGTGATGTGGGCGGCGATGTGACAGGAGATATTGAGGGAGCAGCCGGAGATGCGCTTAGCGATGTAGAAGGCGTAACCAGTGATGTAAGTTTACCGCAGGTTTCCTTACCAACAGATAATTTACCAAGTATATCGATTCCCAAACCAGGCTGGCATATGCCTAGCATGCCACATTTTAATTTTCCGAGTATTCATATGCCCCATCTTCATTTCCCGCATTTTGACCTTCATATCCCAAAAATATTTCATTTTTCACGACACCCATGGGTGTGGGGACAAGATGGAAAATGTCCATCCCCACTTCCATGGAATGATCCATCGCCATCAGATTACCAGGATATGGCGCCCGACTCGACACAAACAGGTGGGCGCCGTCGGAAAAAACACACACGACGAAAAAGACGCCGCGCGCGGAGAAATACAAGACGCCGTTAAATATTTAGGGGGCAAATCATTACACAAGTCTGTATAATGATTTTTTAATGTAAAACTACAATAATATGTGGAAAATTATCCTTGCATCATTTTTGATCGTTAATGCATTATTTTGGGGACTCTACCCACATTGCCATGAACGATGCAATATGGGGTATTTTATTGGACTCAAAGAATGCCCAAGTTTTCTTATCCATATTTTAATCGGTGTGCTATTTTATCTCGCCGCAACACTTATTATGCACTTTAATTCCGTTTCAATAGCCTTTGGACAATAAATAACATAATTATTCCAAATAAAAAGATATAAATGCTTTTTAAATCCTTCTTATCTATCGCGTTTCCTACAAAAGCTTCTTTACAGGATACCTTTGTAATTGGATTGGTTTTACCAGGAAAATCGCATGGACCAAGATCTTGGATATCGCCGTTGCTTACATGAAAAGAGGATGACCCCAATACATTTTTGGCTGTTTTTGTTGGCATTGTTATTTCAGTACAGGGGGGATTATTTCCCTCCATAAACCCTCTAAAGATTGCAATAGGATTCATGTCCTCCAAATCTTCAATAATACCAGGGACCAATCCTTCAAAATCAGTAAATTGTACTCCCGCGCCAGATGTAATAAAGGGAATCGAGCCATCAGGTTGATTATTTATATAAAGATAACGATCAACCAGTTTCCCAGATTGTATATCTTTGCATTGTCCGCCTGTTTTCAGAAAAAATTTATCACCTAAAGGTTGACCGCCTCCTGTATTCGCTTTTCCTTTTCCTGTAATTAATAATTCAACATAGTTGATAAGTCCTGCTATATCATCAGATGTTGCACTCAATGTTCCTTTGTCTGTGATTCCTGCTTGGGCTGGAGTCGCAACATATTTATAATAGGGGTAATCAGGTCCTAATAATTTTTCCTCCAATGCTTTGGCATCTTTCGTTACTTCATCAAAAAAGTTAGACATAATATATATATATATATTATATGTCGATAAAAGAATGTCGTATCTGTTATGAAGATGAGACAGAAACGCAAAAACTATTCATACAACCTTGTCAATGCAAGGGTAGTAGTGGATATGTTCATGAAGAATGTTTGCATAAGTGGCGGCATACACGACCGCGTCATTTATCTTTCATTCAATGCCAAGAATGTCATACATATTACAATATAGGATATGAATATCCTATAGAACGTTATAAACTTCCCGACTATATACCAACTGATGGACATCAATGCGGTATTCATATGATGTTCGCTCTTGCTTGGTTAACCATACCAGTGATGATCATGGGACTAGATACTAATTATGCTCTTATCCGAAACACCTATTTAGGCTCAGACCCAGATCATTTTATACATTATCTTAAAAAGGTAGTAGCGCGAGAGGAAGGTATTATTGCGTATTGCTATTATTATGCTTTTGTTGTTTTTGTATCAGTAACCTTATTACAATTGGCAATTGGTTGGAATATACAGCAACGGGTAGTTAATAGGGAAAGATATTGGAAAAAGGCAATTGTGCCATATTTGGGCACCTTAGTGTTTAATATGCACTTTCTTTATCTGTATGCTTTTACTTTTGACGCCCATTATTCGCCGTGGCTCTTAATATCAGGTTGTCTTAGTCTTTTTAGCTATGAGATAGTGACAATATTTTGCTATTCACATAATTATATAATAGATGCATTGAACCGAAAAAATAATGAACGTGTGTTAAATTATTATGAGGAGGAAACGTTCGAAATTACTCCACAACGTTATAGACAAAATGTTGTACTGCAAGTAAATAATATACTTAATGATGTACAAGAGGAAACATATGAAACAACCAATGACTCAATAACTCGAGATTCACGCGCAGAGTCTGGTTCATCAAGTATATCTTTTAGTTCTATTAGTTCTGTGTCAACTGAATTATTATGAGTATTTTGCCATTTTGGCTTCTGCAGCAGAAACTTTGGCGGATGATTTTGAATCGGTATCATCTTTCTTTTGTTCCTTGGCCAATGCGGCTTGCGCTTGCACTGCTGTTTTCTCAAAAATAGGCGTATTATCGGACCAATGCACTAAATTTTGCATAGGCACATTTGTTGTTGATGGTGGCTTTGCTTGTGTCAAAGAAATTAATTTTTTTATAGCATCCTCTACATCACTTCGCATTTTGGTTATTTTTGCATTTGATGCTGTAACTTGATTACTTAAGGAGGAAGGCGTCCCTGCGCTCGTCGGAGATGTGGTAGCGGCAGGCGTGGAAGTACTGCTGGTGGAACTTGGCGATGAAGTTGTCGTTTTCGTGGATGTGGCACCTTTTGCTTGCGCTGCGCCTTGCGCGGCGCCCTTGGCAGCAGCTGCGGCAATTACCGCTACAGGTGGTTGTGCAGCGGGTGGATTAGCCAACCCTTCGCGCTGATTTAGAAAACAAAGAGCATGTGGAAAACATTTGGTTGGTGAAAATAGATTATATGCCAGCAGCCCGAGAAATCCTATTATGACTGCTTTGCGTGGTGTTAGCCAATCTTGAGGTATAATCAAAAATAATGCAATTGCGATACCAATAAATGGAATGACACTTAATATATGTTTAATAATGCGGATTAACATTGTATAATATTAATTCCTAAATTAAAATTATGCACTTTTTTTGCCACCAGTAAATAACCAGATCGCTTTTGCCATAGGTCCACCGGTCGTCGGCTCGGGTGTTGCCGGTCCCGTCATTTTTTGGAGCGCGTCGGCGCCGCTACCTGCAGAATTTGCCGTATCTGACGTTTTCTTAGAAATTTTGGTAATAATAGATTTATTCATCGCAATACCTTTTTCATTTTTATCTACTAATGGTTGTATGCGGGTCATTTCTTGTTGTCCCCACTTAATTCGTTCTTCAATAGCATCCATACCTTGTTTATTTGAGGTAATAAACTGCTTATCTTGTGCACATTTGTCCAAAATTGTTCCACGATCATTGGCCGCATCACGTCTGTCTTGCGCGTTTTCTGCATCCTCAACAACCTCGATACGATAAACATAAGGAGATGCCCAACTTTTCTCTCCACTCTGCGGATCTGTATACATAGCAATATTACCATCATAACCTGATGTTGCGCCTGTAGGTTCATTTTCCGTACTCCCCGGATTTACGTATGATTCCTTTATTGCTATATCTTTTAAGAATAAGTTATATACGATTAAGCAGCCAAATCCTATAATCAAAAGATGAATATATCCTTTCATTATACATTCCTTCGATTTTAAATTCCTGATAAAGCTTTTGCCGACGGACCTTGTGTTTCTACCCCTTGCGCCATTCCTGCTGCCGGATTTATCGATGCTGCTTCTTCATCTGCCTTATCCTTTTTATGTTTTTTGTCGGAGAGAGCGCTCTCTACTTTAAGATTATTTAAAGCATTTGAAGCAATATCTTCAGTATTCGCTTTTACTTGTTTTTCTATTTTTGCTACACTATCCAAAAAGTCTTGCACATCCTTTGATACTTGAGTTAATCTTGTAGTATTGGTGTGGATATCAGATTCTTGCTGTCCACTAAAGCAGACAAACCCCTCTCTCGCAGTTAATAGATTGTAAAGTACTAGACATATAAAAAGAAGGATTAATGCACAAATATATGTTTTCATTATATTATGTGGTTATTTTTTCTCCTTGTATAATAAATGCCATTGCGTAATATCAGAATGAATTTTTCAAAAAGAAATGTACAAACAACTGCGTATCCCACCTTTACGACCACGCGTCGCACAACCCCTAATTTTTCCATGGATACTGGCTGTTGCATTAAAAGCCGTAATCCATTGGTTGGCTGGCGGAAGGAGAAAACCTGTTGCGGTCCTTGTATATGTATTCAAGAAATCATAGAAACTACCACCATAACCGCGCCTATTGCTGTTGGTGATTCAGTGAGGGGGATCCCATCGCAGGCAACAGGAACAATCATCGAGATAACTGGAGCATCCCCAAATCGACGTTTTCGTGTTAGACTAGATGACTGCAATGATACTTTTCGCCCTCTCGATAATCCAGGCATCGGCGGATCCCTTATCATTAACGGAAACTCAATTACTTCTGGATATTCAATAGGACCCGTCACCTCAATAGAATGCCCTAAAAATACAGCAGGTTGGCAAGAAGTATTTAAGAATGTGAATGGTCCCGATTGTTGTTTACCGCGTAATCGCTCGATTCAAAATACGGCGCGCTCCAGTCCTGCGCAGACGGCACGCAATGGCGGTGTGCCTTATAAGGTATCGGGTAAGATTGATAAAAGTTACAATCATAATTATCGCCAATATTTAAGGAAAAGATGCAAATTAGCCTATTATGATCAAAAGGGACAATCCAGTTTTAGATTTAATAATACTAATAATCAGAATAACATAGGTCAAGCTGCTTGCTGTGGCACCTATTGCGGTCAATATTCCAATGTTGCAACGTATAAACGGAGTAATTGGGGCTTTAGGCGCCAAGGTGCAGTGACGGCAAATGGTTACATAGCTGGAAAAGGATACAAAACAGCCAACTTCTGTTGCTGTCCATGCACTCAAGTAGTCGCATGGGATCCAATAGGCGGGCTCCCCACTCCGGTGGTAGGAGATTCTGTGACGCAAACTGGTGGGGGGTCTGGGATTATCATTTCGATAACTGGTTCCGGTTCCGGTCTAACCGCTATTATTAGACTTGATGACTGCAACAAACCTTTTACTAGTGGTGGTATTGCAAATCTCTTCGTGAATGGCACTGCACAAGGCACCGACCCCACTGGCGGCGTGACTGCCCAACCAAAGAACGTGCAAGACTGCACAATATACCCGGGTAGGCGTCGCGATTACCCGCAGGACCCGCAAGATAATCCTAAAAACTACAACAAAAGCAGTATTAATTAGGTTAAAAATTTAAAACCAGCGTTGAGGTTGCACTGGTATGGTGGGTGGCGGAGGTCTAAGATTATTCATAAAAGGTTCAACTTTTGGTGGTTTAATGGGAATTTTGGGAATTTTTGGAATTAAAGGAATCTTAGGTGGTTTAATGGGAATTTTAGGTGGTTTTGGATGATGATGTCCGCCGTGTCCGCCGTGCCCCCAAGACCGGATAAAGACGGGGCGGACGGGACCTGGAACGTAGCGCGGTCCTTGGTCTACCACTACGACTTCTCTTTTAGAGCTACCCTTGAAGAGTGCAAGCAATAAAGCCAAAGTACCAATAACAATAATAAATTGTCGTGATCCCAATTTCATTATATAATTTATGAAGAAATTAAATAATGTTTTAGTATAAATGCCGAAACAAACCATACCACAAGTTAGTATGCAAAATATCCAAACTACACCACATGTAGTGTTTCGTCAAGGTCGCATGAGTGGAAATCCCGGGCAATGTGATATTGCAGGTCCGAATCCATTGATTGGATGGCGTAGAGAGAAGACCTGTTGTGCGCCATGTTATTGTACTCAAGTAATCCAAGAGACGGGCGCCATTACCGACCCCATCACCTCGGGCGACTCGGTAACAGGGAATACCAGTGGCGCCACAGGCACTATTACAAGTATAACTGGGTCATCTCCGGATCGCAGTTTTACTATCCGTCTGGATGATTGCGATGATCCATTTACAACATTGGATAATCCTACCGGTGGAGGCGGCAGCGGCGGGGGTATAACAATCAATACAAATACTATCACTAGTGGTTATGAGATTGGAGTCCCGACGGCAGCGCCATGCTACAGCCGAAATACACGCTGGCAAGAAGTCATTAAGAATACTTGTTGTACGCCTCCAATCAAACGTATCCAGAATCGTGGCGGAGTGATTGATGCCAGTTATAGTTATACGAAACGTGGTTATCTTGCAAGTACTTGTCAGTCGTATAAAGATAATGCTTTTAACTTTATCGATAATAGTGGAGCAAATACCTTTCCAAAGACTTGTAATGTGAATATTTGTCGAAATAGAGCTGTTGCTACATATAAAAGAAATAATTCTCAGTTTAAAAAGCAAGGTGCTGTATCGTCGCGTGCGCGCATGAATCGCCTAAAATATAATACAATTGTTGGATCGATGCCTTATACTCAGCAGTATTTTGGCGGACAAACACCAAATAAATCGATATTCAAGGAAAAATCCAAAAATTGTTGCTTCTGCTCAACTGGCACTCTGAAGAATCCTTGCCATGGTCAGAATCTTCCATGTACGTGCCCCCCGCACTAAAATTGAATTTATTTTTGATAATAAATTATCCAATAGACAACATAAATATGCAGTCGATTACCAATAGCATTTCGACACAAACAAAACTAAAGGCGCTTTTTAAGAAAGCTACTGAACATGGACTCTTTTCATTAAATTATGATACGTATGCTCATAAGGCGCTTAAGACGATGGCCAAAAAGAAAGATATCTCAATGCTTCATGTACGATGGGATTTAACTGATATAGTAGCAAACATTAAGACTGCGCCTACTATATTTACTGATCTTATCTGTGGCTTTTACACAGATAAGATGGAATATGAGGAGGAGTACTTTGATACCCATCTAATGGAAGAGATGGAAAAGGGGCGAACAATTTTCGTGATGTTTAATCTTTCTAACTACTTTCTTCTCGATGTGCAGTATGCAGAGGGACGCGGCAGGAATAAAGTGACGCAAGATGATCGTGCCTATACACATCATTGCACCTGCGCTATTTTCGAGCCAGATAAAGATGGAAATTATAATTGCTTCTATATTAATTCACATGGCATTGATATGCTTGATGCAACGTCATTCGAAATTCGCGTTACTCGTCGTCGGAAAAAGGAATTGAAATTCCAGGAGCCAATTGATGTAATGTGTTTGAAGGCATACTTCAAGCATATGAAAGAATTTCTGAAGATGCATAGTGAATCTGATATAGTGATCAATTACAATAATACAAAGGAGCATAACTATTATGGAACTAATATTCAGGCGGGAGATAACTTTGGAATCTGTTTTGCCATTCCTATTGTTATTTGGTATTATTTGAGCAATTACTATAATAAACGTCGTCTCTTGCGCAAGGAGGCTGTATATGAGAAGCACGAATTTATTGTTCCATCTGTCCGAGAGATGCTTTCTAAGAAACAACTGATTCTACTGGTGAACTCATGTTTTGCTGGTTTCCATAAAGATTATACTGCTATTCTAGTGCGCCAGATGACCATAAAGCATGGGTATAGTTTGCGTACTAATACATCCTTCTGTTTCGAATTTCCAATTAAGAAACTGAAGGATACGAAGCAGAAAATAAAGTATACATGTCTCTCACATCAGGACATGCGTATGATTGGAGAACTGGAGAATTTCTTGGAGAAGAAAGGGACACAAGTTATCAAGCGTATCACCGCAGGTGTTGTTAAATGTGTTACACAAAAATACATCAAGAAGCTTATTGAACCTCACTGCTAAGAAATATATTCTTAGGACATAAATTCCTATTATAAGGAATATTATTTTTTATACACCATTGAATACATTTATGAATATTCGTTTGTCGCCCTTGCCCTTGATAGTCTCGCCTTGGCATATTATTTTGTTCAATAACGAGCATTGTTTTTACAATATTTTCTATTTGCTGTTGTCCAAAGATCGCATTAAATTCTGTTAGTTGGATCAGGTAATAGTACTGAATAGGAATATCTAATAATGAGGCTATGCTATACTTCGTAAAATCCAATTTATCGAGTACATAAAAAACCGAGAGAAACTTCTCTGTAATGGCAGCAGTATTGGTCGCTTTAAAATACTTACAAACAATATATTTTTCTGAATTGGCATATCTACTTGTATGTGGTTTTATAATATATACCTTTTCGTAGAAACAGGATAATAAATAAATAAGCTCCGTCGTTGAGCGAAGAAAAATATCGAAAACTTTCAAAATAAAACACCCCTTGTTTTTTTGCATAGTAATTGCGAATGCAATTTGAGAGAAAATCAAACGTAAAGCTAAGCTTTCTTGCTTTTCAAAGGCAATAGAAAAATCGAAGCCGCCATCTGCCGTTATTAATTCCATTGAATTACCATATTTATCCCTACAATATTTTAGATTCTCTGGCTTATACAGATTTCCGGTCTTATCAGCACCTCTTTCAAGAATGACATTTGGATTCTTCGCTAGGAAACTCTCTGCTTTTCGCCACCCAGGCACTTTTGTATTACTGGAATCGAGTAGTGTCATCCCATAATACGTATCGTTTGGATTATTACGCATATAAACCATGGCTTCAATAAAACCCCCAGGTCCTTCAGCCAGATGAAATGTTGTTATCTTTCCCTCCTTATGAGCATCTAACAAATGAAAAATATTACATATCTCAATCATCTTGAAAAAAGACCTAGATATCGGTTTAATCTTACTAATTGCATTTTTGGTGTGAGGCATAGTTGTATGTATATATTCAAAGGGGTTCGTTCTCTTTTTAATTTCATCCCAGTCATTAATATATACATCTATCTCCTCTTTTACTCTATTTAAATATAATGAAAGACTTTTATTAATATATACCTGCTCATCATTTTGTCCAAATTTAACTTTAATATTTGCTGGTCTTATATTACAATTTATACGTGGTAATATATAATAACTCATACTTAATCACTAGAAATAGTCTCTATATTTATTCTTCTAGAGATTTTTTTGGGTTTCTTTCTATCTCTCTTTTTCTTCTTCTTCACCCCCAGCTCTTCCTGTCCCGCTGTTGTCGCCGCCGTACCAAGCATCACTTGTAATATTCTATTTGCTTCTACATGTTTATGTTTTTTGAATATGAAGTATCTATTATAAAAGGAAACACGTTTCTCCTTAGGTGTCATCATTCGCGCGCTACCAATATCAGCAGGGCGGATTAGCTTTTCTGCAAGCTGACGCTCCATATACGCGAAAAGTTCACTAAATAGACCTGTAGAATTTGGCATACCTAATTTTCTTGCTTCTTCAGGGGTTACCAAGGAAAATCCATACATTTCAAGTAAATGGGCAAAATATGTAAAATTCACCAAATATTCACGAAACATTTTGTTAATTGATTCTTGATATACATTTATAGCATAGCCGACGCTTGTTGCATTATCTTCGAAAGTATCACTACTATATTTTTTCGTTATTTCCCAAAGTTTTTTCTCATCGACGGCAGCCCCAATACTTTCCCCCAATTTTTTATTCTCGAGAGCTTCGAAGATCGCTTTACCATCATAACACGTACCTATAAAATATCCTCCGATTACAGAGTTTTCACTTATATTTCTAATGAAGTTCTGCAGTATTGTTTGATTCTCAAAGAAATAGTGTGTGGCAAATTGACAAGAAACTATATCGAAACCATCTTTCCCTTTCCCAAATTGTTTAAAAACCGCGCGGCCTAATTTGTCTGCGTCCTTATCACCATGACCTAAGATTGCGCGCAAAATTCGACGACCGCTCTCTGTAGCAGCAGCACTACCATTACGAATATTCAGACTACTATTGCCTTCAATAAAAAGCGCAGCAGGCATACTGCGATAACGCTTTCTATAATTAAGATATCTCGCACACGCACCATCTTTTCTATTCTCAATATTATCCTTAGAAATATCTATTCCTAATATGAAACTTAAATGGGCATGAATCCATTTCGGCAGATCACCAGCTTTTCCTACAGCAAGATCGATCAATGTCCCGCCGCGTTCCGCGACAGCAGAAACCAAAAGCCGTTTGACATATAAATTATGAAAATCACGTAATGCGCGGGTATTGGTTGCGCCAGCGCGGCGGTAATAAACATTATCATCAGCTAGCTCGTCAGGGATATCTTTTCCCGTTTTTAACATTTCACCTGTGATTGGATCATGGATAGACTGCCATATACTTTGTGCGACATGAAATGCATTTCCGTAATTCTTTATTCCCTGTCTATATTCGGCAGTTTTATCATACCGGACACGAATAGGAATCCATCTCCAAAACTCTTCGCGAGATGTATCATAGCGGAATTCAACAATCATATTATCTTCAAATGTTTCCCGCTTATTCTCAGTTAGCATATAATTATTACCATAAATATCCTGTTTTATTTTAATATTACAAATAGCCGCATTTGGATCACTAGGATTTGTCGGATAAAATGGCGCTGGCTTATAATTATCATTATTATAATCATTTCGACGTGAAGGATATTTTTCATCAATGATATCTTGACAAGGATTGAGATATCCATGTTTACGTTCATCATACCCCACACGCAGTATTAGTGTTTTATATTGGGAAATTTGTCTAACCGCTGACATATCTTCTCCAGCTTCAAAGATATTACCAACAAATTCTTGCCCTGTGGCCGTCTTCTTTGTGGTGATTAGGAAATCAATTGTATTATATTGCGGTGGTTTCCATTTGAGCGACCGCCGCCATGTAACTTTTCTAGGTGGTGGTGTTTCGCCAATTTTATTTGACGCGACACCCATATTTGCTGGAGTGAATATAAGCCCATCAGTCTCATATTCAAATATTCCATCGGCAATACCACTAAGAAGTTTATTACAATTTATAAAAATACCATGACCCTTAGACTTATAAAACGTCTTCGCATTTATTTTGAGTGGTGCATCACCATCACCAGAAATAGGGTCCAGTTGTAATTCCTCCACAAATGATGTAAGTTCACGAAGTCGCGTTTGCGGATATTCATCTTTCTCTAAGGATGCAAAAGGCAGTGGACGTAAATCATCCCTATTTTTAAAGTAAATATCAAATACTAAGTACGTATTAATAAATCTGCCCATTTTATTATGTAATACATGTTCGCCATCCAAGATAGAATTATGTAATAAACCATTATCTGTTTTACTGCCGGTAAATTGGACTTTCATATCTGTGGTTAACAAATATACACGTCCATTCGAATTGATAAATAAAAGTTTGCGTAGTCCATCGGCTTTGTCTGTTAGTGTATATGGATCGCGAATATTTGGAGTTTTAAGTTCGGGGTCCGGTGAAATAATATTTCCCATTTCGAGAGAAATAGATGATGGTCCAATAAAATCCTTAGGGCGAATACGTGAATCTCGACTGCTATGCCCGTGTACTAATTTCATATAATTCTGCTGTATCTTTGTTTGTTCGCTGAAGGCTATAGGATAGTTTGTCTGCTGCCAACCTCCTAATATGATACGGATTGTCTTTCGCATATTGGTAATGATGTCTTTCTTCTGAATTTCATATCGCGCAATATCAGATAGCGAAGCAATTTCTACCTCCACTTCATAATGTTCAGGATTATTAAAAAGATTGGCATCCTGAATAGTATATGCTGATAGTATATGTCCATCAGCCTTCTTGGACGTCTTAACAATACTACAATCGACCTTTAAAGGATAATCTTTATGGGTAAAAGTGAACCTTTTAATAAATCTGTAAATTTTCTTAGAATTATCCCAGTCGCGAAGCATAGATTTCACGCGGCGATCGGAACTCGGAATATTATTTTCTTCCTTAAGATCCAGCCGAAAATTAAAGTCGTCAAAATCAACTGGCTTTACAACTTTATCATTTATATATTTACGTCGCTTTTGGGTGAATGTAACATACTTTGGCAGTTTCTCTACTTGTATGTCACCACCACCTCCTTTTACGTCAAACTTATTGGTTTCGCAAAATTTTTTAATATTACTTAGTGAAGGAATCTCAACACGGATATTTGACATTTTAACATCGCCCGTTCTTTTATCAATAAAAGAACTTTGCATTGTGAGACGATAGGAACCTGTACTCCGTACACCAGTAAAACCTTTACTTTTAAGATTTCGAATAATATTATCAAAATCTATGCGCGTTAAAGTTCCACGATGTTTGGTTCCAAATTTAACCTCCAATTCATCATTTGTCTTTTCTGATTCCAGATATGTATCGACGAGTGCAGAAAATCTATCAGACATGAATATATAATAAATTAATATTAAAAAAATCTTTATTCAATTTTCAGTGAGATTAAATTATATAATATTCGTTTTGTATATTTTTTGGATGATGGCGCGGCTGCTGGATGGAGATGATTATAAATTTTGAATAATTCAGTGATTTTGAATGATGATATACCTTTCAAAGGTTTGTAAATATTATCAAATTTCCAGTATTCAGCTAGTTCATTGACTACATTAATGCTTTGAAAATCCAGACCATATTTATCGTTACTCTTTCTGATAATATATGGTGTCTTAGCTGGAACTGGCAAATGCTCATAATAATAATTATCAAAAATCAGTACGATATTTATATTATATAAAATACACAGCGCAAAGAAGGTTTTATGAGTAATAGAGCGATTATTCAGAAGATCATTTTCAAGGTCATTGATTTTGAGTTTATACGCTTTCATAAGATCTTTATTTTCTCTTATCTTCTCAATAAAGGTAATCTTCTTATTTTTTTCTATTTGAAATTTATGATTACCTGTCATATAATATGCATCTTTGCCTTCTAGAATGATATAGAAACACCAAAAAAGAGTATCATGAGAGCGAGGGATAAATATACCTGTTGTTTTCTTTTGAACAGGTGTATTTATATGATTAATAATTTTGCCCGACTTCACACTAGGAAGCTCGTCCAACATACATATATCCAATACAAATTCTTGCAAACTTTCAATTATCTTCATCTATTTATGTAAGCGCCATTTCTTTATTATTTTTAAAAAAAGAATTAGCATATTCTTCTTTTTTCTTCTCGATAACTTCAAGTTGATTTTGCTGTGTAGACACATACTTTATATAGTTCTGTAATGCTAGTATGCTCTCATTATCCAAATTATTCATATTAACAAAGATTCCATTCCTATTTTCTGTATAATCTACTTTTTGTTTTTGGAGTAGACGAAAGACTTCTAACTGGTGAAATTTGCTTAAAGCTTGAAGTTTTTCTCGCAAAGCTATTAAATTATCCATTTTAAAAAATAAAAAATATATATTTAAGTAAATATTTGCTGTTTTATTTTTTTTTGGGTTCCACAAGAGTAGCTATAATGGAGATATATTTATCATTAAGCTCAAAACGTTGACCAATTACCTTTATGGAAATATCTTCACCTTCTTTTCTTTCGGAAAAATATTTACTTTGGTAGTGGTGGTCGCGAGCAATAAATATTACAACTGGTGACATATCACCTACAATTTCTGCGCGAATACCAGCCTTGGTAACATTTTTGATGGTGCATCGTATCTTCATGCCTTCAACAGGGCGACATGCGAGGCATTCAAATATAACATCAAAAATTACAGATTTTCCATCAACTAGTCCCGAAGAATATGATATGATATTAACTGAATTTCTTTTAATATATCCTTCGTTAATACATTTTCCTTCTAATGTATCTCGTAACTTTTGACTTATAATATGTACAATATTTCCACCTACCTGTTTGAATGGAACATTTACCTTCCGTGTTATGATATTTTTGAAATAAAGCCCGGTCTGCTTCTTTTTCCCTACTTTTGCAACCTTGGACATTATATATAGTACACACATTTTCTCTATTATCATTCTTCAATTTTATTGAATTTTGCACCGAAGGAGGAGAGAAACCATGTATTGTCGGTATCAATGTGTTCAAAATAACGGAAGATCAGTTCTTGAACATTACATAACTTATGCCTTGAAAATCCGCGACGAATAAGCACATCTGTATGTTTTTTGGTATCTTTTTCTGTAAATGTTAAATCACGCCAGTCCTCAATTGGTGCTTGTGCCATTAATGTATTCAGTAATTCCAATGTTTTTTGTTTTTGTTGTGTCACACATTGGAATCCGCGACGGCTACGCTTGGACTTATTTTTAATATCAATAACTTTAAATTTAAATCCACTCCCTTTTATAGTTCCCATAAATCCAATTATATTATTAAGATTGTCTTTTTGGTATTTATCTCCAATAGCAATGTCATACATATGCCCCAGGTTTACTAAATCTATCTTAGTGGCAAGCACCCATTTATCTTTGAGTATTAAAATTCTTTTTTCTGTCTTTCGATTAGCAAGTTTTTCGACGACGGGTAAAATATATTGCTGTGGTAGTTTTGCTTGTCCAGTTGTTACTTCAAGCATGAAGTCTGTAGTTATCACTCTTTTCAATGTTTGTTTAAAATCATTTTGTATTGTTCCAGAAGTCCATAAGATATTGAGTAATTCTAATTTATTTGTGTAAGATAGACTATCGAATATATGACTATACATAAATGTTTGTAGAAGATTGTGGTCTAAGCTGAATGGCGGTTCTGCCAGAAATCGGATGGCGGCATATGATTCAGAATATTCAAGATGGTTGCATCTGTTCTCGGTATGTATGCATGCCTGATATTCATAAAGTTTGTGCATAATACTACGCCTTGAACTCGGTTTAGGTTGACGCGTGATGCGCGCGTCTATTGTATTATGTTTATATGTGAGAGGATGTGAGCGATCAAAATATGATATTTGTGGGTTTTCAATCTCTAATGGCTGAAACATATAGTACTCACCAATATTGACTAAGTTACCTAGGCGACCAAACATATCGGTAATGAATTCATTTTTATCTTCGATCAAATAACTTAAGGCTTCATTAATTTGCATCATTGGGTAATCTTTACGAACTCTAATACGAGCAATAAGGTCATGGCGCTTGTATAAAAATTGCTCTTTCATAAGGGCACGTATTCTCTCCACGATTTTATCCATATTCATAATTATATATCTTTCATTGTATGTATCATCGTTTATTTCACGAATTTTTCCAACTGGGACACAATTATATTTACATTTTTCCATATAGTCGCAAAGAGCCGAATATGGTTTACTCTTGATATTAAAATTAATTGGCGCTGCTGTCGGTGTCGACGATAGTTGTTGCTTAACTATCTTATCAATAGATAGATTATTATAACTACTATTTAGATAACAATCAATTGCATTTTCTTTTAAAAGTCGGCTTACACGTCCTATTTGGATAGCTTTATCATAAGCTTTTCGATATATATACATATCACCGCTCTCTTCTGGATCTTTTCCGGAGAGAAGAGTGCCATAGAGATATATTTCAACATTTCTTTTATTGAATGGGAGCGCTTTGTGACTACAATTACGCACCCCCCGACCGATGACCTGCTCTATGCGATTTAAATTAAACCATGGTTCTAAGATATGTACCTGTCGGATATTTTTAAAATCTAATCCTTCAGCCCCTGCTTTTGAAATTATTACTACTTTGACCTGCGCGCCGTCTTTGTTAGCGGGATCGGTGATTGCAGCCATCTCATTTTTATTTTTATTTGGAGAGATATTATGATCTCCGGTAATCATAGCATATGTTGCTGGGATAATATCATTTTCTCCTTTGGGTGGTTCTATTTGCATCGTTCTATAGTCTATGGGAGGGTGCGGTGGTGTCCTAAAGAGTGATTTTTGTCCATATCGTTTTATCCCCATTTCTTCGAGGGCTAATGCGAGGGGTATACATCCGGCATTTATATATTGCGAGTAAATTAGAATTATTCCTTCAGATTTCTTTATCCTTTTCATAATGGCAGCCATTTTATTACTATACTTTTCAATTTCAGATGGCGCAAATATGCGTCCATATTCTTGAAGAATAGCATTTTTATACTTGAAATTTTGTTTCTTTTTGCTAAAAATCATTGTATTCTTTAATCCAGCCTGACCATAAAGTAAACTTGGATTTGAAATAGGAATAGTATAAGGATAAATGATATTCAATCCTTGAATTACCTCTCCTAGCATTTCGTAGCCCAACGCGGCATCTGTTTTTTTTATTTCTGATAGCTTGCCCTTAATTTCGTCTAAGAGTGCGGTATACCCCACCTCTTGATATTTTTGAATATGAACTAAAAATAGATCGAGATGTTTGGGAGGGTCAAGAATAACTTCACCATTTATCTGTTTAGAGGGATATGCGTTTGGTGTGTTTGCAAGTATATTAACTAGAGATGCTTTTGGTGCAAATTCAGTCGGCCATAAACGATAGGGAAATGTATACGGATTTTGTCCGCGCAAATAGGATATATAGCCAATAGACTTACTTGCCAGATATTTTTTTCCTATTTCTTCTCCATCACTGGATATTATAAAATCACCTTTTTTATCAAAAACTTCCTTTCTTAACACAGGCGGGCGCCCATCATTGATATTTAAGATATTTAAAAGCCAGATAATTTCATCATGACTATTGTACATGGGTGTCGCTGAGAGAAATAGTAATTTTAGATTCTGTGCGGCTTGAACTACTTTTAATAAATTTATAGCTACGCGTTTTTTTGGGTTGGCGGCGGCATGTCTTATATTATGAACCTCATCTATAATTATCAGGGTATCAGAAAAATATTTTCTTAAAGCACGCTGCTCGCTCTGTTCACTCTTCGTAGTTGATAAGATTTTTGTTACGATATTTGCAAACTCAGTATAACCAAGAAATCGATATGATGCTCTTATAATTTTATTTACCTCCTTAACTATATTCTTCTTTTTAAGATTTTTCATGCTCATAGGATTTATTTCTCTCAAATATGTCTTGCCTGTGCAAGCACGCAAATTCCAAACGCCATTTTCTTGCTTTAGTTTACGGGCATCAAACAATTGGGTTTTGAAATTCTCTTTTACATTAGGAGATGCTATAATGATAATTTTTTTATTACTATTTAGATGTTTATAATATTCTCGTGTTTGTTCAGCAACAGATATTGCTGTGCAAGTTTTTCCAGTCCCGAGACCATGAAATAAAAGAACACCATTATAAGGTGTCATACTTGAGAGAAAATTGCGCACAAATTTTTGATGAGGCATCAATTCAAATTCCTTTTCATTGCATAGAAAATTTCCGTGTGCCTCGATATTATCGATAACTTCATCAGGATATTTTGTATCATTAAACTCTCTCTTTTCAGCGATTTTAATATTAAAGTCGGGCTGTGTTAATAAAGGATATAGAAAGTTATATTTTTTCTTTATCCTTGCATCATCTTTATTTTCTGTTGTTGCCATAATACTATTATATTATGAGATTAATCTATATTTTTCTAGGGCATTATTAATTTGCAATAGAACTTCTTTCTTTTCTAAATTATATGGTCGTATATGGTTCATGCAGTCTTCTAAACTCATCCAACTAACTTGACTAACTTCGGTTGTTTGAAAATTAGCCGCAGGTTTGATTTCATTGTGAATGTAACTTAAATAGTATTTATGCTTATATGATTTAAAGTTGGATCCTGTAAATGTTTCTTCGAATGGTATAATATTTTGCAAAATATTAATACCTTTCCGATTATAGCCTGTTTCTTCTTCAAATTCACGGAGCGCACATGATATATCATTCTCTTGATAATTTCGTCGCCCTTTGGGGAACCCCCACTCAGGTGTTTTCCATATCTTCGGGCTGTTTTTAATCAAATCCTTTAAATTATATTGCTTGCCATTTTTTAATTGAATGCCGCTTGATAATTGTTTAAATTTCTCTTTTGCAGATAATTCTTCACTGCGATATTGCATCCCTACATACTCGCCCCATAATGCTGTCCAAAGTGTTTTAAAATCTTTTGAGATTAAGTCATTTTTCTCCGTTTCTGTCATTTCATTGATAAGATTTTGTAAAAGTAAAAGATTATGTACTTTATACTTGCCCCGCATAAAATCTACATACCCTAAACTATTTTTCCTACAAATCATAAGATACTCTCGTTTTTGCCCCCGCGCCGCCCGGAAGCATACAATTCCAATGCTTGTTATAGGCCGTTTGCATTGATGATATAAATGTCCCTGCTTTCCACAATTATTACAAAAGCTGTACTTTGTCATTATATGTTTAAATACAATAGTTTTTATGTTCTTTCCTTATAATGAATCCTGAAGTTTGGGGTCCCCGCTACTGGTTTTTCTTATTTACTATTTCAATGAATTATCCGCAACGACCAAACACTGTAACAAAGAAAAAGTATTATGAATTTATTCAAAATTTCCCGTTATTTATACCTTCAGAGAAAATAGGTAATAATTTCGCCAAATTATTAGATAAGTATCCTGTTACACCTTATCTAGATTCTCGTATGGAATTTATGAAGTGGGTGCATTTCATCCATAATAAAATAAACGAACATTTAGATAAGCAAGAGGTCGATTTTTATGATGCTTTAGAATTATATTATAAACATTATGAACCTAAGGATATGGTCGCAAAAAAGCGGGCGCGCGTGCGACGACGCAACATCGACATATCAATACTTGTTATTATGAGTCTCCTAGTAATTTATTGCATTAAAAAATAAATAAGTAAGTATATATAATGAAGGCTGAACTTTTGATTTTTGGGGTTACAGGATTCTTGGTTGCTAATACATATTATGATGGCAAATATACGCAGATGCTTCAAGGTTGGCAGAAGTATCTCAAGATGACAATGTTTGCCTTTATAGGTTTATCACTTTATGTTTTAATAAAGAAAAAACCTATTGAGTCCAAAGGATTGCTTAAACACGCCAATGATATTATTCGTTATATGCCAATTGATAAGAATACAGCAAATCTGATTTCACCAATATTTGATTTCACAAATGCCCACCAAGAGATGTATGGCGGCGGCGGGAACATCGCGCCGCAAACAAAGAGAATGATGAACTCAGGAAGCGCCGCACATACAAGATCTGTAAGTGAAACCAAAAAAAAGTTTGTGGCTGCACAACAAAGTTGGAAATGCGCGCATTGTGGACGCCAATTAGATGCAAGTTTTCAAGTTGATCATAAAATTAGATTGGCAGATGGCGGTACCAACCATGTAAACAATTTAGATGCTTTATGCCCTAATTGTCATAGTAAGAAAACGACAATGGAGAATATGAAATAAATAATCTAAGTTCAAATTAATATGGATATATTTGATATATTTGATAAAATATTTTCAGCGGTATTGCATTTAAATTATGTAACTATATTTCTGACAATATTAACATTATTAATAATAGGTTTACTAATTTTCTTAGGGTTTTCTTCACGTAAAAGTCGTATTGAGTATTATAATTATACAATTGACAAGATTAAGAAGTTATGGGATAAGATTAGAAAATGGTTAGACCCTCTTCTCCTCTTTCTTAATTCTTGTCCTTTTCAAGCTGTTCTAGTACAATTTGCAATCTGTTATCTAATCTTCTTTTCAATCTTTATTACACATCCATGGCCTATAAATAAACGTTGGCCCAAGACAACAAATGCATTCTTGATTGGTGGTCTGGTATCACTGATTATTGTTTTATTTATTCAGTTCAATGTTCCTTTCTCTGGTGGAAAGGCGCCTACATCTTTTGTAAAAAATTTAATGCACATCGAAGAAAATTATGGAAAATATATTTCTTTTTTGGTAAGTACTATCATTATTGTCACTTTTAGTGTAGGTTTAAGTTATTTAGCGGCAACGAATACAGAGATATCTTATTTATTATATAGTCTGCTTATTCTTGGTCTTGTTGTTGCAGTTGCCACTATTCTATTTAATGCCTTCCGAAATCATTTGCCCAAAGATTTTCCTTCACCTCAACAGATGTTGATGACGATTGTTTTTGTTATCCCGGCGATGATTTTTAAGATAATCATGAACGATATACATACAACATCTTATGAAACATGGGTGCTTGTTGCCGTTGAGGTGTTTGTGTTATTTGTATATTTCATTCTTCCACTCATTATAAATTATTTATACTTGAAGAATCCACGGGATGCAGATCATATATCACTTATGAAGCAACGCATAAAAGGTGCAGAGAATAGCATTAGCAGCAACAAAGAGGCATTACAGGAACGGAAGGGCGGAATAAATTTAAAGTGGGAAGCTGTTCCAAATTTAAGTGATGAGGATGTAAAACTAATGTTATTTGGTTTAGGATATACAACTTCAAATGTGGATGCGACATTGAGTTTCGTGCGGAGTAATCAGAAGGCGGTAGGTGATCTCATAGAGAAAATCCGTAAGGAGAAACATGAGCTGGCGATATTACGTAAGGAAATGTTAAAAGATAAGTCGACGTTTTCCTCTATGCTGCTCCGAGATCCAGTATTTACGGATATCCGGACTCCTCTGGGGAAATTTGAGAACTTAAGGAAAGGTAATGATTATGAATATCAGTATACGCTTTCCTCATGGATATTTTTACATGAGCAACCTCCTAATCATAGTTATAAATACAATAAATTTACTTCTTTATTAAACTATGGGAACAAGCCCAATATTACCTATAATATGAAAAAGAATCTTTTGCGTATTACTATGTTATCGGGGAAAACTAAAAAAATAGTTTATGAAACAAATAAATTTCCAATGCAAAAGTGGAATAATATTGTAATTAATTATGATAAAGGAACTCTAGATATATTTATCAATGCGAAATTGGTCTCCACGACAGCAGGAATTGTCCCTTATATGCGGATAAGTGATGTTGTTGCTGGAGATAAGGATGGTTTGAGTGGTGGCATTTGCAATGTTGTTTATTATTCCGGAAATCTGTCTAGAGATCGAATCGAGGTTTTTTATAATTTTTTGAAGAATCGCAATCCTCCTGTAGTTATGGCGCCGACAAGTGAATTTTATAAGCGTATACTGAAACGTGGAGAAGATTTTTATTATAAACATTCTTGGTTAACAATTGCCGGAGTAATGCTAGCAGGATATTTGATTTTTGGATATAGTTTTAGAAATTATTCACTCGCAAATCTAGCCGCTTCATCAGGGAAGAAAATCAAAAAAACTCCTCCTCCTTATAAAATGCGTTATAAAATAGTGTTACCTGATTCGGTTTTAAAGCAATCAAAAGTGAAAGGCGCACGTGCATCAGGGCAAACTAATTATAAAATAGTTCTTTAGATGTTTTTAAAAATTCTATGAATGTGTTCCTATTTAGGAGTATAGATTATATATCATGACCGATTAATAATTTTCATATTAAAAATTATTAATTAATTTTGATTCTTTAGAAACTTTCTTTGCCTATAATATAGTCATGGAAATAAGTAAAATAATACTAGGTGTTGTTCTCGTTATTGTAATTTACTTAGTTTGGAAATGGTTTTTCGCGAGCAAAAAAACAAAAGCTCTGATTTCATTGCATAACGCAAAATCGTCTCATCGTATCGGCGCCAATCGTTTAGGGAAAAACACGCAGAGTTATAGTTACTCTATATGGATTGCAGTCGAGGACTGGAACTATCGGTTTGGAGAGAAAAAGATCATTTTCAGCCGAACACAAGGAGGCGTTGTAGGACCACAAGTGAGTTTGGGGGCGCAAGAGAACTCACTTGGTGTCGAAATTGGCACGTTCCCGGGAGGCGGGGCAGAGGCATGCAAGGTGGCAAACGTCCCGCTTCAGAAGTGGGTGAATGTCATCGTCGTGTTGGATAACAAGGCGCTGGATGTATATATGGATGGTTAATTGGTGAAGACTTGCATCATGCAGGGTGTACCGAAGATTGCCAGTACTGCACCGCTCTACCTTTGCCCAGATGGCGGGTTTGCTGGATCAGTGTCCCGTTTCCAATTCTTTAATCACGCATTGAATCCACGTGAGGCCTACGAGATTTATCGCGAAGGCTATTCGGGTGCCAATCTGTCTTTCTTGGAGAAATACAGAATCAAATTGGCTTTTATGAAAAATAACCACGAGATTGGAAGTTTAGAAATCTAATTTCTTCCTTATATAATATATATGTCAACAACCAAGAAGTCGAACTGGGCTGCTTTAGGGGAAATTAGAGGCGGCGCTCAAAAATTCCTCCAGAGTAATACACTCGTGGCTAAATTTGCAATTATAATACTTGTACTTATTGGGTTTGTTCTCCTGCTCCGTTTAGGAACCGAGCTGATCCAATGGATTTTATCACCAACCAAAAGTCCTTATATAATTCGAGGACGAAAAAAAAATACAAAAGAGTTAACAACTATTCCACAAAATCCGGCTGATGGCGCAAATGCCATTACACTTGTTAGATCTGCTAACGAGAGATATGGTATTGAGTTTACTTATTCCACATGGATTTTCATAAGTGGGCTTGCATATAAATCGGGATCCTTGCGGCATATATTTAGCAAAGGTAATGGTGATGTAGGAGATAATGGCATGATGATGCCCAACAATGCACCAGGTTTGTATTTGCATCCCAAGAAGAATTCACTTGTTGTAGTCATGAATACCTTTAACTCAATCGATGAGGAGGTGGTCGTTGATGATATTCCTCTTAATAAGTGGCTTAATATTATGATACGTGTTGAAGGTCACATTCTTGATGTATATGTAAACGGGACTATTGCAGTGCGCCACAAGCTTCAAGGGGTCGCCAAACAAAATTACGGAGATGTATGGGTGACTGCAAATGGAGGATTTGATGGTGAGTTGGCTGATTTACGTTACTTCGATTATGCTTTGAATACAACAGAAATAGCTACAATTGTCGATAATGGTCCGGATATGTCGCAGGATCGTCCTGAGACGTGGCCCCTACCCCATTACTTTGCACTCCAATGGTATTTCAATAATGCAACAGGAAGATAAGTACAATAATTGGTTAATATTTTATCAATTATTGTCTAAGGTGTGGATCACGGCAAATTGCGCGTGTTGGAAATAATTGTCCTGATAGACACTCTTTTGCTTTTTGAACTTCAATGCAACTGCGAATACCCTGCCATGAACCGATGTAACAATAACCCTTGTGTGGCTTTCTCTGTATTTCACTATCACCGGCAGAATCTGGTGCTACATTGCGCCTATAACGCCCCTGTTGTTTCCCACGCGGGCGCGCACCACCATCTACTGCTTTCGCAAGGGGTGAAGCCACAGCTTTCGCGCCGCGCTTTACTTCCTTCCCGGTCTTTTTTACACCACCGACGATGGCTTTTCCAGCTTTATCTGTCTCTTTGCCAAGAAAATTCAACGTTTTCTTAGTTCCCTTCTCTATTTTTTTTTCAGCAAATCCCAGATATTTTCCGAATACATCAGTTCCCTTTGCTAAATAAGTGAAAATATTAAATCCTAATAGGGCCAAAACAACAATTAATGCTATAATTTTAACTATATTCCAGAAATTCATATAACAAAAGTAGATATTTTTTTTTATTAAAAAGATACATCTACTTAAACGCCGCCACGTGTGTCGTTGGGATTATTTTTTAATAGCTGCGCAGAACTGCAAAGTTTCCTATTATGTTTTGATGTTCGTTTATGCCAGTAAAATCTACATTTCTTGTAAAGAGAATTACTATAATTAAAACAATCTATGTCCTTCTTTATTAATCGCCGTCGTGTTTTCCGCAACTTACTATTATTCTTGCGCAATTCTGATTTGAAAAACTTTGCAAAAATATCCATCTCTGAGCTTCTTTCAGGATGCCATTGTACTCCATAAAAAGGGTAATAGCGTCCCTCGATGGTAGAAACGAATTTTTTTCCTTTCCGATCAGGACTTGTCGATATAATTTTGTAAAAGTTATCTAGGTTTTTATGTTTCTTAAACTTCGCAGGGCTAATACCCATTTTATGATTATTTAGAGTGCAACATTTTTTCTGTATTTTCTTAATAGTCTTTGTATCTATATAACGAATCATTCGGCTTCGTTTACCTTCAGGCGTCAAATGGAGCCGCTCCATGAGATTTTTGAATGAGTCAAAGCGAGTTAATAGATGTTTTAAATCATCATGCTCATCAGCAATAATCATCATCTGTTGCATACCCATGCAACCTCCCCATATTGGAAAATAATGCCCTTTATCGTTTTGTTTCATTGCTAATTTAACAAATTTTTTACAACAATTATAATATTCCTTCTGATTGCTCGCAAACGCACCGCCACTCGGAAAATATAATCCATTAATACGACGCATATAATAATTAAATTTCTTTGTTGTATAAGGAATTGCTATGACCTTTATACCTTGTCGGTTTAACCAAGAAATATGCGACGTAGCTATGTATGAATCGCCACAGACACTAAAATACTTTTTATCTGGTGTAAGTGGGACAGCGATCATGCCGACAACCAAGCGTTTTTTATTTTTTTTTGTCTTATTTGATCGTTTATCCTTTCTGCGTGTTTTTCTACTCATATATACAATTTATATAAAAACGTACAGAAATTAATTAAATAGAATTGTAATATCATCAAGCAATACATGTGGATCAAAGCAAGCGATCTGGTCATGTATTTCGCACACACGTGTGCGTGCCTTCCAACGTTGTCGACGTAATCGCTGACCCTTTGCAAGAATATCCCGATATTCTTTGCGATACTCTCGCCACGCTGAAATAGATTGTTGCTCTTTCTTTCTGAGTTGCTTTTCCTTTTTAAAAGCTTTTTTTATAACATCTGGGGTCGTATTTTTACGCGATAACTTTCTAAGTAGGTTGACGCGTGCGCGGCGGGTGGCAAAATGATATTGTCTATCAGGCGGCGCTCGACAGAGGGGGCAAGTGCCAGGCACGCCGCGGTCGTGCTGATGTTGGGGGTGCACATAGACGTCGCGCGGACTTCTAAACCAAAGAATAGCGCATTCAGTATGAAACGTATGTCCACATTCCTGCAGCGTGTGTATCGGAGCACCGGATAAATCTGTGCGACAAATAGCGCATATTTCACTCATTCTAGATACTAAAATGTTGTTCTTTTTGTTTATACTCTTATTTGCGATGAAGAATATGATTAATAGATTGCATTTTCTCTAATTTGCTGATTGTCTTTTCTAAGTTGCCTGCATTAAATGAATTATTAAAAAGATACCCTGTTTTTGGGGCCTGTTCATTTTTTTTTACCTGTTTGTAGATTATATTAATTTTATTTTTAATCGTTTCTATGATTTTTTGGTCTGTAAAAATAGGCGTCTTCATTTCTACATGCTCTGTTAATAACTCAATGGCAAAATAGATTAAGAATTTGCGTTTTCGCTTACAACCCAATGTAAAATGTATACAAAATAGATTAAGAAGGGCTAAAATAATTTTTTTGGTTCCATCTATCTTTTTATTGGCTTCATTGAGAAACACTTCCCAAATGATCCATATTACATCCATTTGCTGATTTGCTAATACTGGGGCAAAATTTCGTCTTTCAATACGGCACTTGTCCTTCTTTGCAATACATATTCTCTCAAATTCTAAGATCCATTCAACCCAATAACATGCATCAATCATATTACGCGAGTCTGTAGTAATATGGTATGCTAGCTCATTAATTGCGATAAATAATTCTTTGGGGTCGCCCTTTCGAAAGCTTGGTGTTGCATATGAGATGTTATCTGCTTTTAGTTTGCTTGTTATATTTTCCATATGAAAATCATTTTTATTAATGTGATGTTTATCAAGACTATTTTTCTTCTTTGATAAACATAATATACTTAGAACTTCGGCAAAGAGTTGTCTAATTTTAATATTATTTCGTAAACGTATTTCTTGTCCAACATATCCATTCATGATAATATTTTTAAAGGTTTCAAACCTTAACTCTATATAAATAGGCAGCTTAGGATTTCCTAAATGTATATTATTGCTCATAAAATGTAATATGATATCCCAAAGATCGATAAAATGTCCTGCACATATAAATTCCGCGCCCCAATAGCATGCGGGCTCTAATTTACTCTCAAACAAAGACTTTAGAAGCTCTTTTTTGGCATCATTCTTCTTAAATTTTGAAAACGTAATACCTCTGAAGTCTGTTTTCTTTCGTATATCATTTATTTCATTTTCATTCATTATATTTACTTTTATACAAAAAAAATACCATTAATACATATAAGGATGCTTACTATGAAAAAAATATGTAAAATCTATTCCAAATCTTCCATATGGACACAAATGATGTTCTGGGTCTTCCTACTCTTACTAATATCCATGTTGGTTGGAAAATACCATCCCGTACGTGAGGGCTTCATTCAGAAGGACAAGTTTGTGTTAAAGAGAGGCAATGCAATTTATGATAATTTTTATGCTACTATTTATGACGATCTCGTCTTTAGTAACGTAAAAAATGATTTTGAAATCGGTGAAATTGTTAATATCACCAAGCCAACACAAGAAAGCATTATATTAGATGTCGGATCTGGTTCAGGCCACCATGTAGATGCTTTTAACCGCCGTGGCATGAGCGCTATAGGTTTAGATATCTCTCCTGATATGGTTGCCAAAGCGCAAAAAAAATACCCCAATTGGGAATTCAAAACAGGCGATGCTCTCGACTACATGTTATTTCCAGCAGATTCCTTCACACATATTACCTGCCTCTATTTCACTCTCTACTATATCAAAGATAAGATGAAATTCTTTCGCAATAGCTTCGATTGGCTAATGCCCGGTGGATATTTAATAGTTCATCTCGTAAATAGAGATAAGTTTGACCCTATATTACCAGCAGCTGATCCATTAACATTAGTATCTGCACAAAAATTTGCAAAGAAAAGAATCACAAATTCTTTAGTAAAATTCAAAGACTTTGAATATAAAGCTAATTTCGAATTAAACAAAGCAGATGATGAAGGCATATTTACAGAAACATTCAAAGATGACGCGACCAAACATGTTCGGCAAAATGTACATACACTTTACATGCCCACACAAAAATACATTCTCTCATTGGCGAAGGACGTCGGATTTATTCTACTTGGTAAGATTGATATGGTAGCTGCCCAGTATGAATATCAGTACATCTATATACTACAGAAACCTGAATAGATGGGGAGAGATGATGAAAATATTTTATATACATCAACTAATATGATGATAATGTACATTCTATTAGTTCTTCTTATCCTATATGCACTCTTTATAATAATTTGCAAAGTAAAATTTAGATTTTGGTCTATACAACCTGTTTTTCATTTTTATAATCTTTGTTATTGGTTCTCTCCTCCTGGCATTATTCAACATGATATCCCAAAAAGTGGAAGCAAATACTACGATCCTTATATTGAATTTTCTACATTTGAAGCGCAATCAACGGAAAAAAAAGAACTTTTTTATAGATTGAATAAGCAAAATTTTCTAACTGATAAAGATGTTCATTATCAACCGCCTCGCGATGGTATATTAAGTTATTTCAAAGGACATACTAATCCTTGTTTTCTTAGCTTACTTTTGGATTATAGCCCATTGATAAATTATAAAACAAAACAAATTACCCCGACGAATAAGTGTATCGCCACAATGACTACGCGCCCATTACATGCTTCTCTCCACGGAAAAGAATTAGATATCTATTATGTCGATTATCTTTGTGTAGCAAAGCATAAACGAAAACAGGGTGTTGCACAAAAACTAATTTATACACATTATGTGAAAAGTCGTCAAGAGCATGCTATTGCCGCATATCTTTTTAAAAGAGAGGGCACAGCAACCTTTATTGTACCCATGACATGTTACTATACATATGGATTTTATACCCATAATTTTAATATTCAGAAAGATCCGGCGCCACCACTCACTATCACCCCATTAACCTTTCATCTATTTTATAATTTTATGAAGGAAGTTGCACCAAATATCCCCTGCTATGTTCATGCCGATTTTTCAAACATAAAATATCTACTTGAAAAAAAACAACTATATATCTATCTATTACAAGATCATGGAGAGATTTGGGGATGCTATATTTTCCGCAATCCTTACACTAAATATAAGAATGATGGGATGAGTCTGGATTTGATCGCATCTTATTGCGCAGATCCAAATCATACAACACTTTTCATTAAAAAGTTTTTTAGCTGTCTCTCACTTATTCCTTATAAATACAAATATCTTCTCGTTGAAGATCTAGGACATAATATCTATATATCACAATCTCTAAAGAGAAAACATACACCTTTCTTGAAAAGTACAACCTCATATTATTTTTATAATTTTGCCTACAGACCTTTTCTCTCAAAAGAGGTGTTGGTGCTGACATAATTGATAGATACTAAAATAGTATTTAGTATATATCTTTTTATCTGGTATATTTGGCAGCGCGTGCGAAGGAGTCTACGACAAAAATAACGAATATGCCTAAAAATAGATATAGTATAAGTTCTTCGGCGACGTTTCCTGTCTTTTCATCTTGTTGTTCTTCTAATAGGTGGATCATATAATTTAGTTTTTTCATTAATTCTGCTTTGGGTGCATCAATGCGTGGGTTTTCTACAGGATTGGTAAAGTATGGTACATATTGGTTGTAATATTCTTGATTGGGTGGTGCCCATGCGCCGCCTGGTAGTTGTGTAAAACTTTCTATTGGTACATCTGTATTATCTTTATCATTTTTCCGTTTTAATGGCGCGGGTTTTTGTGGATGTGCGGGATATTCTTGTGGACTGGCAGAGAAATCTGCTGGGCCAGATGGGTTATCCATGGCTTCTAGAAAGTTTTGTACCTTCTTGCTCACAGGTTTTTTTTTATATGTTCTATTTCTTTTATTATTTTTTTTGGGTATTGATGGTTGTTCGTTATCCTCATATATAGAATATTGTAAAGGTTGAGACATTCTTATAAAAAAATAAGATTATTTTTTGTTATCTACACGGAAAAATATCCTTAGATATATATATAAATGAAATTTGCGCTTGAGGCTTCATTAATTATCATTTTGCTAGTACTAATGTATAATAGTCCTAATGCTTTAAAAGATTTTGCTGGATCCGTTTTAGGCAAAATGATTTCTCTTGGCATTATTGCTTATATTGCAATGACACATGGTAGAAACACAGGTTTGATTGCGGCATTTATATTTATTATTTTGATCCATAACGAGAAAGAAGGGTTGGAAAACCCGCCTAAAGCTACCAAGAAGAATAAAGAGATTGCAAAACTGAAGTCTGAAAATTCCAAATTACGGAAGGAGGTGAAAAAAGAGGATGCCACAAAAGAAACTGCAACAAAAGAAACTGCCACAAAAGAGGGATTGGGTAGATCAAGTATGCTTAAACCAAAGGCTGTCGTGAGTCAGAAGAATATTGTAGATGAAGATAGAAAAAGAAAGGTCAATGCATTGTTAAAGTCTCAAGAGGCTCGCGGTCAATTTGGCGGAGAGAGTAAAGGGATGGTCGGTAAGCCAGAAATTTAAAATGCTATTATAGTATAATGAAAGGACATGCACATTTTATATTGATAGCTGCTGTAGTTATTTTTTTATTAATTGAATTAAATCGCCATAATCATAAAAAGAAAGTGGAGGCATTTACCAATAATATAAGAGGATTTAAGAATCGCAATAAAAGAAAGTTAAGACGTGCGGTGCGCGATGGCTTTACACAAATGAAATCTTTATTAGGATAAATATTTAATATAGATATATATTAAGTATGTTTAATTGGATAGGCAAAGCTATGCAAAGTCTAAATTCAAGTCGTTTTTTTGCTGGATTAGTCATGTTAGCGCTTAATATTGGCTCAAAATATATTACAATTGATTTGACCGCAGCGCAAAAAAAACATTTGCAGCATAGGTATGCGCGACAAGCATTAGTATTCGCAATATCATGGATGGGTAGTCGTGATATTCTTAAAGCGCTTGCTTTAACAGCGATATTTAATGTTTTATCAGGTCATTTATTCCATGAGGAAAGTCCTTATTGTATTATTCCTAATAAGTATCGCCAATTTGAAAAGGCGTTAGATTTGGATGGCGATGGTAATGTGTCACAAAAAGAGATTGATGGGGCGATTAAACTTCTTAATAAGGCAAGAAAGGAGCGCCGAAAGCGAAATCATTTGCGTATGATAGATGGTTTTGATGGTATTTATTAATTTTCTTTCAGATGTTTTTGGGGAATATTTTCTTCAACTAAATCTTCTAATTTTTTGATGCGTGCTTTGAGATCTTCGATAGTTGGTTCTTCTGTGGTGTCGTAGTACCAATTATATGCCCATGTTGCGCCATTCACGCTAAACTTTCCTAAAGTGTACATTAACTCTAATGTTTCACTTAATAAAATACCTATCATAATATAAGATATTTCGAAATTATATTTAAAACAGCGTTTGATAGTTTTAAATATGAAGAAAGATCGCGTTTATTTAATGAATCCTAATAAGAATAAAATGCACATGGTCTTAATAGAACGCGGTAATCAAAAGATGTTGCGCGATGAAATAAATAAATTCTTTTACTGGAAAAAACCTAATTATATCTTTGGCGGCGCAATTATTATCACTTTGGGTATCTATTTTTATTGTATTCTTGAAAAACTAGTTCAAATTATATTAAAGATTTAATGATACTGTGTTGCGATTTGAGCGTGGTTTGCGTTTCGAACGTTGTGGGAGGTTTACCTTTCCTTTAATATCTTTCAGTTCGTCAATGCTGATGACACTACGCTGATCCTGCTTAGTTTCTTTCTGAATATTGATAGTTTTTGTCTTTAGTCCCGAGAGAAGGTCATTTATATTTTCGGGACCCTTCATATCACGTCGTGGTTTGCGTGATGATTTTTCAACACTATTAAACGCGCTTTCCATATTTACGGCATCGGAGAATTCAGGGCGCCCGCGGGTCATACCAATATCGGGTCGGCTTGCTGGACCGGGTCGCGGCATCGGCGGCGGCATCCTATGTCCAGCCGGCGCGCCGCCGCCCATTGCCATGCCCATAAAGTTCCCAAACCCGGGTCGCTCTTCTCTCATCGAATGCACGGCAGCATTGGTAAATTGTTGCATGAGTTCTGGATTCTGACGCATAATATCATCCATGCCAGGTAATGAAGATTTAAACATAGTATTTGTCATGTGTAACATTGCCGCGCTTCCTCCTAGCATAAAGAGGAGTTTCAATTCCGGTGCGATCTTTGCCTTTCCTGCATATTTCTCATGCAATTCTCCAAAGACATCATCGTATTCATCTATATTTTCGTTTACTGCTTCTGCCCAACCATCTAGTTTTATATCAAAAGGATCGAATTTCGAATTCAAAAATTCAATTGCTGATACGGCAGCCATTAACATCTTTCCCTGAAATTTAACACTACTCCGCTTCTCACTTTCAGACTTGATCATTTCGTATTCTCCCTTCATCTCCGCCAGAGGACTCTCCATTGTATATTTTTTGGTAAGTTTTACACCTTTCTTTGCTAATGCTTCTAGTTTTCTTAAATAAATGATCTTCTCTCGTAAAATTTGCTCTTGTGTCATTTTGGGTTTGGTTGGAACTTCAGTATTTGGGTTTACCGGAATATTATTAAATTTTTTAAAACCATCCCAGGTCTCCGTTGTCTTCTTGGCCTCCTCGGCAGTGGATGCACCGACTCCTGATACTGACTTAGCCAATCCGGGGGCAGGCGGTCCATGTGGCTGCGGGCCTCCTATATGTTTCATTTTTCGATCCTTAAGTTCGGTAATGTTGAGCTTTAACCCGGGTGCTGCCGTTCCTAATGCCGCCGCGCGCGCATCTGCCATTGATCGCCGCGGAGTTGTAGCTGCATTTATCTTTGCGTCCAAGGAACCTAAATCTTCAAGAGTAATACTTGGCGATTGTCCGTCTCTGTTCTGTTTTTTGGGATTCATTAACATTTCCACACCCGGACCAAAATTAACAGATTTTGGGCGAGATGGCGGGAGCGCGCTTAATCTAACAGCCCCGGTTGGAGTAGGAGAGCTAACACTCAATCGCGGTTTACCTGGATTTGATGTGCTGCCCAAATTAATCACATGCGGTATATTACTCGTCATTATTTATGTTTAAACTAGAACTTATAATTTTAAGTAAGACGCAGCGCAAATTATATTAATTTGATATCAGTCAGATACCAAAGTCCTTGCAGAAAAGAATCAGCCAGATCATCTTTCTTTTTATGACTAAGGAAAAATTGTTGCCACGTATGGAAGTTTGCATTTTCATTAAGTTGCGTTTTGGTTACATGAATTCCCAATTGCTTTCTTTGATTATAGGTTGTTTTTCCACTTTTAATAAAATTTTTCAGTTTATTACAGGCCGCAATCTCCTTTATCGTTTCTATATCTTCCTCGATAAAATGCTGCATCACCATACCTTGAATTGTTTTCATGCGATTTGCTAAAGGACCTATTTGATTTTCACCAATAACATGATCAATTGCCGTTTCTTTCAAAAGCTTCGCAAAGTTTGTTTTTATGCTTTTCCCTAATTTTGCAATACTAAAATTCTGCGCCTTCACTGGCTCGATAAACTCTAAATAATTAGCATTTAAATATATGAGTATCTCATTTAAATAATCCTTTTTCTTTATTTTTTTAGAAGTGGTTAGCCCTAGATTACTATACATTTCTTTTAGTTCATGTAGTTTGCGCTTCTGAAGATTACTGGGTTTATGCTCTGTAGAGGGTATTTTCATTTCATGATGGCGTGAATGAATTTTGCAGTAATGTTTGCCATCCTTGGTGAATTTGGGAGTTCGCCCACAAGATTTCTCAGTTGTTCCTTCACATATTTTTTTCTTTTCATTACAAAGATTTATGATGTCCCATTTGTCTATACAATATTCTGTTTTTGACTTGATATTGAACAAGCAAAATGCTAAATGTTTAATACCAATGTCGATGCTTAATACTTTCATTACTATAAACTGCATATGAAAATATTTCTAATATGTATTTGGTTACATAGAACCATATTTTACCTCTTGTCTTACTAGATATTGTTCTTGCGTAAGAATTGGTGCTTCCATTTTGCTTTGGAGTGCAAAACGAGAAAGATACAGGTTTTTCAAATCTGAGGTCTCATACCCGTAAGGGCGTTTGTTATCTGTGCATGATTTGTATAGATATGCGCTCTCAGCTGTAGTTGGTACTTTCTTGTATTGTTCCCAGCAGCCACAGCAGTCGTCACAGGCATCGCGTTGATTTTTCTTGATAATAGAATCAGCATTTTTAATTAGAAACTGACGATATTTGTAATTACTGGTGATGTTATTCTTTTGTCTTATTTTTTTGTTGATCTTACAGGCAGGATACCAATTGGCAAAGTTTCGCCCATCACTCATTAGTGGTGGAAAATCAAAATGTATATTATTAGAAGCACCATAGCATGTTCCCCAACTCATTATAATAATATACAATAAGAAATTATTTACTTAATAATTCAACTAGTGCAGGTTTTCTAAGTTTTTTAAATCCTTGGAGTCCACGATCTTCTGCTATCTGTTTTAAGGTGACCATATTCAGCTTATTATAATCTTTTGGCTCAATCGGTTTTGTTGGAGAAGGACTTGAAGGTGCAGCGCTGCTAAGTTCAGATTGATCCGATAAAGATCCTGCGTCACTATTACTATCTAAATTTATCTGTCCCGCCTCCTCCTGCACTAGGATATTACTTGCCGGCTCTATTTTAATATCTTTAATCTCGCTAGCATCTAATGAACTAATAGTCAGCGGACCTCTGTCTTCGCCATCACTAACTGAGGTAACAGACCCTTCACTTTCACTATCCGAATCTTCATCTTCGGATACCTCGATTAGTTGTGGTTCGCCACGTTTTTCCTCTAAAACAATTCCGGGGGGAGGCACATATGCGCGCGGCGGTCGCATGTTAGGAGGAGGTCTCGTGGGGGCGGGTCGCGAATGACTCTGGACTAATTGAAAAATAGTGTTTACCTTATGTTCAACTACCTTAAACCGATGTCTAAAATATAAGAAAAGTGTAATGCTTGTTAAAATTGTAATGCCTAAACTAATGAAGAGTTCTCGTCCCATTATTTTATAACTAATGACATTAATTATAAAAAGATTAAACGAGCACTACAATTCATCTATAATATTTTGCGTCATCTCTAGAATCTCTACCGGATATTCAAGCTGTTTCAGAACACAAATCCCCCCTTTGGATTTCGAGATTCCTGTTATAACTTTATAAGTATATGTCGACTCCATATTTTCTATGCTCGTTTCCATATTAATATTGGTAATATTCTTAGTTTTGCTGAGCTTCTCACACAATTTAATAAAATGCGTTGTTAACATAAATCTTACAGAAGATATAGCAGCTATATATTTCAAATAAGCATATGCACTTCCAATTGCCTCGTAGTGATTTGTTCCAGAATATAATTCATCAAATATACAAAAATGCTTCTTAGATTTATGTTGCTTAATAAAGGACAGAATTTT